TTTCTTGAACGTTTACAACTTACTTTAACTAATCCTTTATTAACTGTGTTTAATTCTAAACTAATTTGTGTTTCTGTTTTCTTTTCTAAAAATGAACCTAAATGCCCTGTTGGCTTATCAGTTCCAAAATTAGAATGTATAACTGTTACAATATGACAATCTAATTCTTTTGTCCATTTCATTAACTTTTGAACTACATTATTACTTTCTTCTATATTGTTTACATCACTACATAAATCAGCAATACCATCAATAATAACTAAACCTATATTTTTGCTATCTAACCTATCATATAAGTAATGTTCAATTATATCTATTCTATCACTAAAGCTATATTGTCTTAAAGCTAAAGTATGGTATTTATCTATATTCTTTAATCCAGCCATTTCTAATGGTCTTTTAAATACCATTTGTGCGTGAAAATTACCTTGTTCAGTATCAAAATGTATTAAGTGTTTATCATTTCTATTTGCTTTTAAATCACCACAAAATTGTGGTAAATCTTCTGCTAAATAAATAGCTGATAATAATGATACAAAAAATGTTTTCTTTGATTTAGGGGGTGCTTGTACAAAACTAAAGTTACCATAAGTTCCTATTGGTACTGGAAATATAATTTCACCATCTTTACTTTCATAACTTTTAACACCAAATGAAATTGCTGGCTTTGGATGTTCTATTTTTTCTAATGGATTTAATATAGCTTCATCAACTATAAATTCCATCATTAAACGTTTTTCTTGTTTTTGTTCTTTTGTCATTGTTTTTGTTTGTTAAAAACTACATACACAGTTAAAATCATCTTCTGTATCTAATTCCATTTTTAATGTTCTTGGTAATTTTGATAATTTTATTAAATCTTCTATTGATTTATGGTTTCTAAATGAAGTACTATTGTATTTTAATTCTTCTTCTTTATACCAATCTATAAATCTTGTTCCAAATATAATATTTTCTATTAAATTATTATCTGATTTTTTCCAGCACAATTCACAATTACCAAATTTTCCGTGTAATTCTAATTTAAAATTTTCTTTTTTCCATAATTTATTTAAATCTAATTGTGATATTGGTCTTTCAAAATCTGTTAATAATGGAAATATTTTTCTTTTTTCTTCTTTAATTTCAGCCCAAGAAATACGTTTTGGCATATCTTCTTTTCTAAATCCTATTGCAATTTTATATTTATTAACTCCAAAAATATCATCACATAGTTTTTTTGCTGGTGTAGTTTTTAAATTTTCAGAACAATATGGTGCATCTTGATTTGGTAAACCATTAAAAACACCTTTATTTTTATGTTCAATCATTTCTGAAAAAGGTTTCGCAGTCATATTTAAATTATCCCATTCTATAATTTTATATTTAATTCCTACACCTAATTCTTTTGAATAAACTCCTTCAATTTTAATTAAAGGTAAATTCCAATGTTTTTCAATATTTTTTAAAAAATCTATTGTTTCTGGTCTTTCCATTCCAGTATTACAAAAAACAAAAACTTTTTCATAATTTGAATATTTTTCATTAGTTTGAATGTGTCTTGCCATTATAGCAGAACTTCTACCACCAGAAACTGTAACCATTAAATTTTCTTTCATAATGTTAAAAAAGGGTAGCTTTTACACTACCCTATTAAATTTAAAATGGTAAATCTGAAGTTACTTCAGAAGAAGTTGCTTTGTCTTTTTTAGGTGCTGTTTTAATTTCACCATTAGTCCAGACTACATTACCATTTCCTAAATAAACTTTAGGTTTCTTTGCTTCACGTTCTTCTTGTGTTTGACTATCAGTTAAAGAAACGTTTTGACCAAACTGGTTAGCTTCATCATTTACACCAACTGTAAAATTGTAATAAACTGCACCATCTTTACCTGATACAAATTTTTCTTTTGGTAATTTGTCTACTCTTAAACTTACATTAATAATTGCACTCATATTTTTTTTATTTAAATTTGCTTACTCTATATAGTTTTCAGCTTCCCTATTTTACTTTTAACAATTCATCTTTAACTGCTTTTGCTAATTTGTATTTATTTTCAATATTTGCAATATTACCACCATTTTTTAAATATTCAATAGCTTTATTAAATTCTGGTGTATTTTTATTTAACCATTTTAAATCATCTTCTGCTTTTACTTCTTTATCGTGTTTATTAGTTGCATCAGCATCTTGTGTATCATCAATTAAAAGTAAGTTTCCTAAAGCGTATTTTTTAGCATAAGATGAAGCAGAACCAAATTGTTGTGGTACTTGCATTCCTTTTTGATTTAAATCTACACCTACAATAGCTGTTGCTGATATTTCATTTACACCATTATTATCATAAATAGTTGCTGTTGATTGCATCATTGGTATAATGTTTTGGTCTTGCATTCTAATCATTTTTTCAGTAATTACAAAAGATACTTGGTATTTTTCATTGTAAGGTTTTAATGCTTCTAATATATCTTCAGCACTTCTAAAATTGTATTTACCAAAACTATTAAATTTTGATTTGTTTGCTTTAAATTCTTTTTGAATTAAAGATAGTTTTTGATTTAAGTTTAAATCTTTCATTTTACTTTGTTTTTAAATTGTATAATTCTTTTTTAATAATTGTTTTGTACTCTTTTGGGCATTGTTCATCTGCTAATTCAAAGCAATAAGTTTCTAATGTACTTAATAAACTTTCTAATTCGCAAATCTTACTTTGCATTGTTTCAATTCTAAATCTGTTGTAGTCTAATAAATCTTTCATTGTTATTTGTTTTTTAATTATGGTACAAATCTAACTATTAAATTAATACAAAAATAAACTTTAACATTTCTTTAACTTTTGGACAAAAAAAAAGGATGCTAATTAAAACATCCTTCTTTTGAACAAAAACAATTTAAAAAACATTATGAAAATTTGTGCAAAATATTTACTTGTTGTTTATAGTATTCAATCATATCAATTAATTCTACATCAGCAAATTTAACTATTTGTTTTGATTTAATATATAATTCTTCTGATAACTTGTAACCAAGATATAAACTATATTTATATTGTTCACCAGAATGATAAACGTTACATCCTACACATTGAACTTGAACATTATCTTCATCCCATCTTGTGCTATAATGTGTTCTACTCATAAAGTGACCAGCTTGTAACTTTTTCCAATGTTGCTTTTTACCACAAGTTACACATTCAGCTATTTCTTTTTTAGCATATCTTAAACGAATATACTGGCTAAAAATAGTATCTAATTCTTTTATTAGATTTTTTCTTAAAGGTTTTTTAGCTACTTTAGCCATATAATATATAATTTATTTTATTCAAAGATATATAATATAATATATATATTACTTATTTAGTTCAAAGATATATAATATATTAAATAAATAACTTAATAATATTAAATCTATATTTATAAATAATATATAATATAATAAATATAATTAAATAATATATATATATAACTAAACTTTCTTTTTTATCTATTTTCTTTTCTTTAGATAATTTTGAAGTAGAAACAACTTGCTTACTATGCTTTATTTGTTGTTTTAAAGCGTTTTTAGACACTTTCTTTTGATTTGTATGTAAACTATTGTCTTTTGTTTTTTTGTGTCTTATTTTAACGTTTTTATAACTTTTACCATTTACAACTATTTCTTTTGTGTTATCTATTGGTTCAATTATAAATTCATCTTCTGTTTTATCTATTTTAGAATTGTTGTTTATTTCAGTATTTTCATTTGTTTTTATTTCTGTTTTTACATCAACAACTGAAACACTATCTTTCTTTTCTTCTAAATTTGTTTTACTAACTTTTCTTGAACCACAAGATATAAATACAATACTAACTAAAATATAAATCAGCTTCTTCATTTCTTCTATTTGTTAAACCATTAAGAACTTTACCACTAGCTTTATTCCATCTTAAAAATTCTGCTTTTAATGTTAAATCATTTGGATTTTTATTTATTTTTTTTAATAATGTAGATGAAGAAAAATTACCAGTTCCAACATTATAAGCAAATGAAACTAAAGAATTAAATTGATTTTGATTTATATCTGATGTTACTAATTCATCTACTCTTTTAGCAAATCTATTAGCTATTTCTTTAAACATATCAAATGCTTGTTGTTTAGTAATTTCTTTATCTAATAAAGTTACTCTTTTACCATCTGAATAATATGTATTTCCATAACCAATAGTTGGTATTTTAGCTGGACACAAATAAGGTTTTAAACTCAATCCTTCGTGTTTAGTTATAAATAAATATCCTTTATTATCTAATATCATCTGTTTGATTTTTTATTTTTTTTTTTTAATAATGTAGATGAAGAAAAATTACCAGTTCCAACATTATAAGCAAATGAAACTAAAGAATTAAATTGATTTT